AGATGTGTTTGAAGTTGTAGAAACTGTTGCTCACATGCAAAGCGAATCTAAGGCAAAAGTTCTAGAAGAACGTCTTAGTAAACTCCAAGAACGTGAAGCAGAAATGATACAACAACAAGCTGAACAAAGGTTATATGATAGACATCCAGATTTTGATGATATTCGAAACAGTGATGACTTTCATGAATGGGCAAAAGAACAGCCTGAGTCTATCCAGCAATGGATATACAATAATGCTGACGATGCTGATTTAGCTAGTAGAGCTATTGATTTATTTAAAAAAGATAAAGGTATTGACCTTCCTAAAAAGGAAAAGAAGTCATCTTCTAAGAAGACTAAACAATCTGCTGCCGATATGGTTTCAACTAAAACAACTGCGGTTGAACCAGTTCAAGAGAAAGTTTGGTCTGAAAGGGAGATTGCTGCAATGAGCATGGATGAGTTTGATAAATACGAAAGTGAAATCAGCGAAGCTATGCAACAAGGCAGAATCGTTAAATAAACTATAAACACAAAGGAGTATTATCATGGCTCAATTTTTTGAACCGTCAACTGATACTGATGCTAACTTTGCAAACTCCGTTAGTGGACAAACTAATAGTTTTTTCCTACCTAAGATTTATTCGAAAAAGGTTTTAAACTTCTTTAGAAAAGCCTCGGTAGTTGAAGCTATTACTAACACTGACTATGCTGGTGAAATATCCGCTTTCGGAGACTCTGTTAGGATTATTAAAGAACCTGTGATTTCAGTTTCTGATTACACAAGAGGTTCTGACACTACTCAAACAAAGTTAACTGACCAAGAGATAACTTTGGTTGTAGATAGTGCAAAGGCTTTCAAATTCATCGTAGATGATATTGAAACTAATATGTCACATGTAAACTTCAAAGAAGTCGCTACATCATCTGCTGCATATGCATTGAGAGATTCATATGATGCTGCTGTTATAGCTTCTATGTTCTCTGGAGTTTCTACATCTTCACCTGACCACGTGCTAGGTGCAGATGCTTCTGCTGCTACTCAAACTATGGGTCAGCATCAAGGTGGCTCTAACTCTATAGACTTAACTGGTTCTGATGGAACAGGAACTGACCCTCTAGATGTAATGTCATTTATGGCTAAACTTTTAGATGAGCAAAGTGTTCCAGAAGAAGGAAGATGGTTCGTTGCACCACCTTCATTCTACAATGAACTAGCTCAATCTGGTTCTAAGTTACTGTCTGTAGACTTTAACGCAGGTCAAGGCTCTATAAGAAATGGTCTTGTATCTAGTGGTAAACTAAGAGGATTTGACATGTACAAATCTAATAATGTTGCTGCTGCTAGTACAGCTACTGGTAAAATACTTGCCGGTCACATTTCTTCGACTGCAACTGCACAAACTATTATCTCAACTGAAGTGTTGAGAGACCCAACTTCGTTTGGTGACATAGTTCGTGGATTGCACGTTTACGGAGCAAAAGTGTTAAGACCTGAAGCATTAGTTTCAGCTTTTTACACAGTTGATTAATAAAATTGGGGGAGTCTTCGGACTCCTCCTTTTATATAAACATAAATAATAATGGCAACAACGTATTTAGAATTATCAAATGAAATATTACGAGAGTTAAATGAAATACCTTTAACCTTATCAAACTTTGCAACTGCTACAGGTTTTCAACAATTTGTTAAAGACTCAATTAATAAATCTATTTTTGATATAGCTAATGAAGAACCTGAATTACCGTTCTTTTCAGCAGGACTAAGTGGTGCTACTGACCCGTTTTATGGTAATACTACTGTTGCTTCAGTGATTGGACAAAGATGGTATAACTTAAAAGCAGATAGCTCTAGTATTATTACTGATTTTTCTAAAGTTGATTGGGATGATTTTTTTATTACCACTGTAAATGTTAGTGGAGAAACAGCTCCGTTTGTATCTAAAGGTTTAAAGTTTTTAACTTTAGCTGATTGGACTAGATATTATCGTAATGCGGAAAATAATGACGATGCTGATTCACAAAGTTATGGTGAACCAACTTATGTTATTAAATCACCAGACAATAGAAAGTTTGGATTAAGTCCAATACCTGACAAGATTTATAATGTACATTTTTATGCTTTTGCTAGACCAACAGCATTAAGTGCTCATGGAGATACAATAGTTTTACCAGACCAATATAAAAATATAATTTTAGCTAGAGTAAGATATTACGTTTGGCAATTTAAAGAAAGTCCACAACAAGCAGCATTTGCTTTAGAAGATTACAAAAAAGGCATGAGACAAATGAAGAGTGTATTAATTAATCCTACACCTAAATATATGACAGACGATAGGACATACTTCTAATGGCAAAAAGTCAACCATATACAGTTGCTTGTTCAGGTGGTTTAATTAAAGCTAGTAATGCTATTGATTTATTAAAAACTCCCGGAGTAGCAACTGATTTAAGAAACTTTGAAGTTTCTATAAAAGGTGGCTATAGAAAAATAAATGGTTATCAAAAGTTTGGTACTACTAATTCAACTCAACCGACTGGAAATACTACCGATATTTTAGGAGTTATTCCTTATGCTGATGGTGTAGTAGTTTGTGCTGGTACTAATATTTATTTTACTCAAGATGGTATAACCTACTTACAAATAAATAGAAGTTCAGTATCTGGTAGTGGTGATAACTATAGTACTTTTACAGGTCGTAGTGTTTTAGCTAGAACTGGACAAGGGCAAATAAGTTTTTCTTTATTTGAATCAGCAACTTCAGATTATGGTACGTTAATTATAGCTGATGGAGCAAATAAACCTTATCAGTTTAGAATGGAAGGCACAGGTGCTAACTTAAATAGTAGAACTTACTTTAGTAGTGAGATAACAGTTACCGGAACTAAACATGTTAAACACGTAACTGTCCATGATAAACATTTAATAGCTGCTGGGGTAGAGGATAATTTAAATACTATTTTTTATAGTGGTACTTTAGACCCAACAGATTTTACTAGTACTGGTTCAGGTAGTATAGTTATTGAAGACCAAATAGAAGGTATTAAAAGTTTCCGTAATGAACTATTTATATTTTGTCAAAACTCAATATTTAAATTACAGAATATAAATAATTCAAGTACAATTATAGTAGTACCTGTAACTAAAAACGTAGGTTGTATAAGTGGTTATAGTATTCAAGAGATTGCTGGTGATTTAATATTTTTAGCACCTGATGGTTTAAGAACAGTAGCTGGTACAGCAAGAATTGGAGATGTAGAGTTAGGTACAGTTAGTCAAGCAATACAACCAGTGCTTACTACTATAGCATCTAATATTAATTCATTTATTATTAATAGTATTGTTTTAAGAGAAAAATCTCAGTATCGTTTATTTTATACTGATACTCTAGCAACCAATGCAGCACAACGAGGAGTTATAGGCACGTTAAGACCAAATGGTTTTGAGTGGTCTGAAACAAGAGGCTTAGAAGTTACAGCTATTGGTTCAGGTTTTGATAATAATGGTATTGAAAAAGTATATCACGGTGATAGTAATGGTTTTGTTTACGAACACGACACTGGTGATAGTTTTGATGGGTCTACTATTTTAGCTAGATATACAACACCAGATTTTGATTATGGTGATTTAGGAACTTTAAAAACTTTACACTATTTAAGAGTTTCTATGAATGCTGAAGGAGTTGTAGAACCTGATGTAGCAATAAAATTTGAATATGATAATTTAAATATTGCTCAACCTTTAGACCCTTTTGATTTAGGAGTAATAAATCCTCCATCTATTTTTGGTGATGCAGTATTTGGCATAAATAAATTTGGTGGTTTAGATAACCCATCTATTAGAATACCTTTACAAGGTAGTGGTACGAGTAACAATTTTACAATAATAAGTGAAGATACAAAACCATCATATACAATTAATGGTTTTTATGTAGATTACATACCTTCAGGTAGGAGATAATTATGGCACAAGCTTATACTAGACAAAGTTCATTTTCAGACGGTGACAGTATTACCGCAGCTTTGTTTAACAATGAATACAATCAATTAGTAAATGTTTTTGCATATTCTTCTAGTAGTGCTATTTCTACTGGACACAGACACGATGGTACTGCCGGAGAAGGTGGTAATATATTTAAGATTGGGGATTTAGACTTTTTAAATAAAGTAGAAATTGATAGCACTAATAATAGAATAGGATTCTACACAGAAGTTTCTTCTGCAGCAGTAGAACAATTAAGAATACAAGATGGTGCTTTAGTTCCAGTTACTGATAGTGACATAGATTTAGGAACAACTTCATTACGTTTTAAAGATACTTTTACAGACTCAATAACTACTACAGGTAATGTTGATGTTGGAGGTAATTTAACAGTCACAGGTACTACAACTTTTAATGGTGGTACATTAACATTAGGTGATGCAGCAGATGACAATGTAGTTTTTGGTGCAGATGTTAACTCAAATATTATTCCTAATACAGACAATGCATACGATTTAGGAAGTTCTAGCCAAGAATGGAAAGACTTATATGTTGACGGTATAGCTTACCTAGATGGTATTAACTTTAATGGTACAGCAATTACTTCAACTGCTGCTGAGTTAAATTTACTTGATGGGGTTACTGCAACTACAACAGAATTAAACTATGTTGACGTAACTACAGCAGGAACTGTAGAAGCTTCTAAAGCTGTTGTAGCTGATAGTAATGCAGATGTTTTATTTAGTGATAATGATAAATTAAAATTTGGTACGGGTTCAGATTTACAAATCTACCACGATGGTTCTGATTCTTATATACAAGATGCAGGTGTAGGCACACTCAAAATACTAAGCGATGATGTAAGAATCTACAATGCAGCAGGAACTAAAATAGGTGCTCAATTTATACAAGATGGAGAAGCTAGACTTAGATTTAATAATGTAACAAAATTGGCTACTAAAACAGGTGGAGTAGATGTTACAGGAGTTTTAGCAGTTAATTCTGGCACAACAGATACAGCAGCAACTTTTACAAGCTCAGATAGTTCGATAGCAGTAAACCTTGTTGCTTCTGATAATTCCATGACAATACTTACTTCAGGCACAGATGCAATTATTAATAATCTTGGAGCTGGTAGTTTTAGATTTTTTAATAATGGTAGTGAAAGAGCCAGAATAGACAGTTCAGGAAACTTGTTAGTGGGAGGTACTACTTCACCTGACACTAATGGTATTACCATAGAAACCACAGCTTCTTCAGGCGGTTTAAATATTCTTTCTACGACTACAGGTCGTGGTGATATTTTCTTTGGTGATTCTGATGATAAAAACATTGGACAAATTAGATATGCTCATTCAGACAATAGCATGACATTTAGAACCAATGCTTCAGATAGAGTTGTAATAGATAGTTCAGGTGGAGTAGATGTTATAGGTTCATTAGGAATTGGTGGTGGCTCTACAGATGGAGTACAAATTTCTCAAGGTGCTATTGCAATTAAAAATGGTGGCTCACAATCCAATATAGATTTTTATTGTGAAGTATCAAATGCACATTATGCAAGATTACAAGCACCAGCACATTCAGCATTTAGTGGTAATGTAACTTTAACTTTACCGACAAGTACAGGTAATTTAATTGGTACAGGTGATTCAGGAACAGTAACAAATACAATGTTGGCAAATAGTTCAATAACAGTATCAGATGGTTCTAATTCAACTGCTACATCTTTAGGTGGCACAATAACATTTGCAGGAACTTCTAATGAAGTAGAAGTAGCAGAAAGTAGTGGCACTGTAACTGTAGGTCTACCAAATGATGTTACTGTTTCTAATAATTTAACTGTATCTGGTAATTTAACTGTACAAGGCACTACAACAACTCTGAATACTGCTACCCTAGATGTAGAAGATAAAAACATAACTTTAAATGCTGGGTCAGGTGATACTTCAGGCTCTGCTAATGGTGCAGGTATTACTATTCAAGATGCAGTAGATGCTTCAACAGATGCGACTATTCTCTGGGATGCAACAAATGATGAGTTTGATTTTTCTCATGGTATTACTTTGCCAGATAGTCAAAAATTACAATTTGGAGCAAGTAATGATTTACAGATTTATCACGATGGCAGTAATTCTTATATAGCCGATGTAGGTACAGGTGATTTAAGAATACTAGCTACTAATTTTAGACTTTTAAATGGTGCTGGAAATGTTAATTTAATTAGAGCATTTACTGGTGCAGAAGTTGAGTTATTTCATAATGGTACAGAAAGATTAGCGACTACTTCAACAGGAGTTAGCGTAACTGGCAATATTGCTAACGCATCAGGTGACATGACGATAGATGTTGCTGGAGACATTATTCTTGATGCAGATGGTGGAGACGTTAGGTTTAAAGATGCAGGAACGCAACGATTCTTAATTGACCTTGATACCACTCCCGGTTCTGTAATTCTTCGAACTAATACTGCAGACGGAGACATTATTTTTCAAGGTAGTGACGATGGTTCAAATGTAGATGCTCTTACCCTTGATATGTCAGCAGGAGGAACAGCACAGTTTGCTCACGATATAGAAATGGTAGACAACGGACTCTTGCGTATGGGTGCAGGAGGAGACTTAATACTTACTTCAGACGGAACTAACGGAAGTATATTTACAAATAATGGCATTTTAACTTTAGATTCAGCAGGAGATATAGTTCTAGATGCAGATGGTGGAGATATTAAATTTGAAGATGGTAGCTCTCATTTCTTTAGCATAACTAAATCAAGCACTCATGCTTTACTTCATAACCCCATCAATAATGGTGACATACAGATAAAAGGAATTGATGATGGTAGTGCAATAACTGCTATTACCATAGATATGTCCGATGCAGGTACAGCTACCTTTAATAATAGTGTTGTTATCGGAGGTGACTTAACTGTAACAGGTACAACAACTCAAACAGGTTCTGTAGTTACAGATAATAACTTCACAGGTCTAACAAATGCTAATACAGGCAACAGCACTGACTTTGGATTTTATGGCAAGTACGTAGAATCAACCACTACTAAGTATGCAGGTTTATTTTATGATGCTTCAACAGATAACACGTTTAGATTATTTGCTGATACTCAAACCATACCGTCTACAACAGTAAATACAGGTGCTACAGGTTATGCTGCTGCTAATTTAATAACTGGAGGAATTACAAGTACAACAGGTACATTCTCTGGAGACTTAGCAGTAGATACTAATGTTTTAAAAGTTGATACTTCTAATAATAGAATTGGTGTCAATGAATCAAGTCCAACAGTTTCTGTAGACTTAGGTACAAATACAGATGCTTTATTAATACCAAAAGGTACAACAGCACAAAGACCAAGTGCAGAAGCAGGTCAGTTTAGATATAATACAACTACAGGTGAATTTGAAGGCTATACAACTGGATGGGGTGCAATAGGAGGTAGTACTACAGGACCTACAGGACCTACAGGACCTACTGGACCTACAGGACCTGCAGGAGCCGACTCAACAGTAGCTGGTCCAACAGGACCTACAGGACCTACAGGACCTACTGGACCTACTGGTTCAACTGGACCGACTGGACCTGCTGGACCAACTAATATACCTGCTGGTTCTGATATTACTTTTAACTATGGTAATTGGACAGGAGAAAAGTCAGCAAAAATACAAGCTCATAGTAACCAAATGTACATTCAATATGTTTCAAATGTTATTTTGAGAAATAGTGGTGGAGCAGATAGGTTTTTTGTGGATTCTTCAGGAAATACCTATGCTGACGGAAACATAACGGCGTACTATTCTGATGAAAGATTAAAAGATAAAGTAGGCAAAATAGAAAATGCTTTAGATAAAGTTTCACAAATAGAAACTTTTTATTTTAAAGAAAATGAATTAGCAAAATCTTTTGGTCACGATATAGATAAAGTTCAAGTGGGTGTATCAGCACAATCTGTTAAAAAAGTTTTACCAGAAATTGTTGATTTAGCTCCTTTTGATACAAATGCAGAAACTAAAGAATCTAAATCTGGCGAAGATTATATGACAGTTGATTATGCAAAATTAACTCCATTGTTAATAGAAGCAATCAAAGAATTAAAAGAAGAGCTTGAAGAATTAAGAGGAGTTTAAGATGGCAATACCTAGTTCAGGACCAATATCTCTAAATCAATTTCATGTCGAAGCGGGAGGTGGTTCTGGCACTCAAGCATCACTAAATGATTCAGATATTAGAGGGTTAATTGGTAAAACTTCTGGAGCACAAATGGCATTCAATGAATGGTATGGAGCTTCAAGTTTCACACCACCAGCCCTAGGTACTTACAGGGTATCAAACTTTTTGCCAAGCCCATATGTGGTGGGATATCCGAGTATAAGTGCTTACACTTTTGATAATGTAAATTATTATGCGTCTACTAGTTGGGGTCCAAATTCAGGCAATTGGACTTTTGTCAATGGTGGATATGGAGGAAATACAGCTACAATTGGATATATAAGATTCTCTGGAACTCCTGTGAATTATGACGGTAATTATTTTCATTATACTGGAACTGCAACAGGTATAAATGTTACATCTATGACAATATACTCAAATAGTGGAGTGAGTCCTCCACAAGGACATCCAAATTATTATAACCTAAGTCGTACTTATTTTCCTGAAATACAAACAACATCTTCTCGTATTGCAATAACAGACATTAATAATAATCTTATTTATGTAGCTAATTTTACTGGTAATCCAATATCAGGTTTGCCAAGCTCTATCGGTACTGGTTCTTTTAGTTGGGGTTATGGTGAATGTACCCCTAGTTGGTATCGATTTAGTGGTTCTACTACTCCATTTAATCTAACGGTAGGAAACTATTATAGAATGCACTTTGCAGTTTCATAAAAATAATAAAGAAAAAAAAACAAAATGAAAATTCTAAGTATTAATGGTTTAAGATTTTCTTGTAAGCATAAAATTGTTAAAAGAATTAGAGAACAATATACTCTTGATAGAACTGTGTACACTGGTACTGATGAGCATAATAATCCAATTAATTGGAGTATTAGCACAGATGGTGATATATGTTTTGTGCATACATCGTGTCAGCCGTTTAATGAAAAAGATGAATCTAATATACCAACAGGCGATTATCCTGAAAATATTGTATCTAGACATTTAGTTTTTAACGAATCTTTTTTAGAATTTTTAAGCAATGCAGATTATAAATTTTTAGTATTAGCTGGTGCAAGTTGGTGTGTAGATAATATTTTTGACCTTGAGACACAAGCACCTAGTACATCAACAAGTGCTTACAAAGCTATATTAAATACAAAAGATGTAGAAACCATTATATTTACCCAAACTTGGGATAATTATAAAAAGTGTGCTTTACGTAATCTAGTTTTAGACGGTACACCACTGCAGAACTTAGACGTAGAGTTTGAAAATGATTTCTACGATAATATTGAGTTTGAAGACCGTCAATTAGATAAACCGAGATATGATTGGTTCGTACCTCAAATTGATGATTCTATTCACACAGTTATTAATGAAGATGAATTATCTGAAGATGAGATTTATAATTTATTAATTGCAAAATTACAATAGGAATAGAAATTGAGAAATTTATGGCAAATGTGGGAAGCTGGTATTGATGGAGAAACAGTTACACAAATAAATGAATACGCAAGTACTTTAGAAGAACAAGTAGCTATGACAGGCGATGTATCAGGTGGTAGTAATATTTCTGATATAAGACGTTCTAAAATAAGGTGGCTACCTATACAAAAAGAAGGTACAGCAAAAATTATACCTATGTTAAGTGCTTTTTTTACTCAGGCAAATAATAATGCTTTTGGTGTAGAGTGGCATACAATTGAAGATATACAACACACACTTTATAAAGCAGAAGATAAAGGACATTATGGTTTTCATCACGATGTATTTTTAGCTGCTCCTGTTATGAAGCACAGAAAATTAAGTATGACTGTTCAACTTTCAGATAGTAAAGATTATGAAGGAGGAGATTTTGAATTTGATTCAAATTATGCACCTCAAGCTCCAGACCCAGTAGCTCTTAGAAAAAAAGGTACAGTTTTAATTTTTCCTTCTTTTTTCTTACATCGTGTTACTCCAGTTACTAAAGGAGTAAGAAAAAGTTTAGTTGCTTGGGCAGATGGTCCTCTTTGGAAATAATACATAAAGGACTGTTAATAAAAAAAATTTAATAATTAAAAGGAATTAAAATGGAATTATCATCATACATTATTTGGAATGCAATAATAACATTAGTTCTAGGACCAATACTTTACAGTATTAGACAAAATGCTAACGAAGCCAAAAGGCTAGATATTTTGTTAAACAAAACTAGAGAAGAAATAGCTAGAGAATATGTTACTAAAGACGAATTAAAAGATGATATGAAAAATGTTATGGACAGGTTAGAAAAACTTGATGAAAAACTTGATAGGCTTTTTGAAATAAGATAAAAGAACTATGAAGAAAAAAAAAAGTTATAGATTTAAAGCTGCTAATGGTGGCATGTTAAATTTTGACCAGTGGAAAGTTGAACATGCTAAAACAAATCCTAGACCCACAGGCGGAGGCATGGGTGGATATCGTGCAAAACAAAGATATGATGCTCAACTACCACAATTATATAGTGACTATACAACAAGTTATGTACCACCAGTTCAAAAAACCCCAGAAGAAACAGCAGCAGAAAAAACAGCTAAACAAGCGAGAACAAATATGACAACAGAAAGAGACAGAAGAGTAGCTAGAACCGGAACTGCAATGGAACGAGCAGCTAAAGGTAATTTACCTAGTAGTGCTAAACCTAGTGTAGCTAAGTTACGCACAGGGCTTGATGGTGGTTTAATGCCACGAGCATCAGGCACTAACTTACGAACAACTGGTAATGATTTAGGTATTCAAGCTGCAGCAACTCCAACTATGGAGACTGTAGATACAGCTGTAACAGTTGACCAAACAACTGCTAATCAAATACAACCTACTCTAGCAGATACTACTTTAGTAACAACTACGCCTACATTAACGGCAGCTCAAGGCACTTTATCAGACCCAGCAGGTTTAACTGATACTGAAATAGCTAATTTTGCAGATGTTAAGGATGCTCCTACTATTGCTGGACAACAAATTAATATTAAGCAAGGAGCTCTACAAGAACAAGTTTCTGGTATAATTAGTCCTCAAGCTATGGCTACAGCTGCTCAATCAGCAGGTACAAGTCTAGCAAGAATTACGAGAGCTAAAAAACAATTAAGAACTGCAGGATTAAGCGAAGAAGCTATAACTTCTTTAGGAGATAATCCTCAAGCCTTAGAAGCTAAATTAACTACTTTTACTGAACAAGAAAGAGGTATTGTTGAAGGATTACCAACTGAAGCATTAGTAACTACTCAGTTAGATACTTTATTGAAAGGTATGGAAGAAGGTAATATTCCTAGTTGGGCTGGTCCAGCTGTTGCCTCAGTAGAACAAATGTTAGCACAAAGAGGTTTAGAAGCTTCTAGTGTTGGTAGAGATGGATTAATTAATGCTATAATACAATCAGCGATTCCGTTAGCTCAAGCTAATGCTACAGCTTTACAAAGTTCTATTTCTTTAGATAGACAATTAATAGCTCAAGAAGAAAAAAATAATGCTGCGTTAAGACAGCAAGTTTCTGTGCAAAATGCTCAGAATGTTTTTAATATGAATATGGCTCAGTTTAATGCTGACCAACAAAGAGCAGTTAACAACAGTAAATTTTTACAAACTGTAAGTTTATCAGAAGCAAATAATAGTCAACAAGCTACTATCCAAAATGCTGTACTTGCTGCTAGTGTTAATCAACAAGAAGCTACATTAACAGAAAAATTAGTTAGTCAAAATGCTGCAAACTTTTTAAAGATGGATTTAAGTAATTTAAGTGCTGAACAACAAACTGGAGTGATTAATGCTCAAGCTCAACAACAAGCACTTTTAAGCAATCAATCAGCTGCAAATGCAATGAGTCAGTTTAATGCTAGGAATCAAATTCAAGTAGAAGAATTTATGTTAAATTTAAATTCTCAAATACAGCTAAATAATGCTAATAGAGAAGTGCAAATGAATCAATTTAATACTGCAGCAAAAAATGCTGCAAATGCTAGAGATGCTGGTAGATTAGCAGATGTAGAAAAATTTAATACACAAATGGCAGCTAGTATTGAACAATATAATGCTAGTCAAGCTTTTGCAAGAGAAGAATTTAATGCTAAAAACGAACAACAAATACAACAAAGTAATGCTCTTTGGCGAAGAGAAGCAAATAGAATTGATACGGCTGCACAAAATGCTGTTAATGCTAGGAATGCTCAAAATAGTTTTGCTATGTCACAAGCAGCACAAGCTCAACTTTGGCAAGAATTAAGAGATGAGTTTGACCAAATTTTTAAATCTGCAGACAATACAGAGCAACGAAAAACACAAATAGCGGTAGCAGGATTAGGAAACCAACATTTAAATGCTGGTGATACTAGTGCAACGAGTAGATTAAAAAGTTTTATAGAATTATTTAAATAGGAGAAGACAATGGGATTTTTTAGTAAAATATTTAAAGGCGTAAAAAAAGGTATTAAAGGTATTTTTAAAGGTATTAAAAAAGTTGTTAAGCCTATTGGTAAAGCACTTAAAGCAGTAATGAAACCTTTTGGTAAAATAGCTAATAAACTAGGACCAATAGGCACGATGGCACTGATGTTTATTGCACCTTATGCTTTACCAGCAATATGGGGTTCTTTTGGTACATGGGCTGCTGGTTTAACCGGACCTATGTCTGGAATGATGCAAGGTATTCATTCTGCTGGAATGGCTGTAGGTAGAGCTTACACTACTGTAACAGGTTTTATTTCTGATACGGTTGGTAGAATTGCTAGTAATACTATTGGTAAAATTCCATTAGGTGCTGATAGAACTGTAGGTAGTGTGTTTACTAATTTTAAAAATAATATGGCTATGAGACTAGAAGGTAGAAATCTTAAATATGGTAAAAATATTGTAAGTGAAACCGGTGTTAAGTCTAATGGTTTTATTCAAGCAGAAACAATGGCTGGACAAAATTCTCAAATTGTTAATGAAGCTTTAACAGAAAAACTTTACGGCACAACGTTTGAAAGAAGTGTAGCTTTTGGTGATAAACTACAAGGTAGTATATTAGAACAACCTACTATAAGCAGTGGTGGTCTAAACTTACCTAAGTTAGAATTACCTTCTTACAAATTCCCTAGTTTTGAAGAATCTATGCAGGGAATTAAAACTGACAGTTTATTAACTCCTTTTTCAGAACCTACAGAAAGAATTGTAGTAGGTCTTGACCATAAGTTTGAAACTGCTAACTTACCTGAACCAAACAGGTTAGCAACTGCTAAAGAAACTTTACAACCAACAAAACTTGATTATTTAACTGAAAGGACTGTAGACGTTCCTGTTAGTGTAATTAAAGCAAACCCTCAGTTAGCAACAAATAATGATGCTTTAGTACGTTACATGAATGATGTTAATGGTTTTGCTAATCCTTTTATCGGTGATAAAGCTGAACCTTTTAGTAGAACAGCAAAACTTAAAGGAGCTGTAGTAGGAGATTTAACAAAAGCTGCGACAGCTATAGACCAGTTTCAAGGTGCTCCTACTGATGACCAATTAAGAGCAGCTAGTCAATATGACCCTAGCGGTGCTTTAAATATTGGTAGGGTTCAAGATGCTGGAATAGCAGACTACTCTGCAGACTTTTCTAATTTAGCTAATACTTATTCTGCTGCTGGTTATGGTCCAGCAACTGATTACTCTAGTGCTCAATCACAATATTCTGCAGGAGCTTATGGCGGTGCAGGATTTATGAGTCAAGTATCAGCTAGATTTTTACAACCTACTATAGGAATGCCAAGAATAGGGTAAATAAATTATGTCAAATTTAACTAGCGAAGAAGTAAAACTTTATGAGAATTATGAGTTAGCGACTCCCGGACAGTCGTTGACTAATTCTCCAGACCAAAAATATCCTTGGGAAGGTCCTCCTAGGTTTACTAACAGGCACGATGCAGAGCTTTTTATTTTAGCTCAGTTAACTGAAGAAGAAATTTTCTTAGCATTAATGGATATGGTTGGTGATGGTATTACTATTGAAGCTATAACTACTACATATTTATATAATGGTTATGCTGATGGTTTGTGGAACGCTGATTTGTTAATGTTATTAGTTGAGTCAGTTGCCTTTATGATTATCGGTTTAGCAGAAAAAGTAGGTTTAGATTATAAACTTTATCAAGGCGAAGAAGAAGACGATGCAATGGAAGAACCTGACCCTGATTTAGAAGATGAAGATGACGAACCAGAAGAAAGTGGTTTAAGCAAAACTAACAATGTTATTAAAGAACAAATTAAAAAAGGAGCTTCAGAGTCTTTTACAAATAAACCTTTAGAAGAAAAAATAGAAGAAGTTCCAGAAGAATTAATTACTAGTGCTAGAAGTCTTTTAGAGAAAGACGAAGCACCTGTAAAAGAAGGACAAAGTTTACTAGCTCCAGACGAGGTATAAAATGGCAAAAGTACAAGATATAACTACAACTTCAACTTACAAGGATATTATTGAAAGAGATAAGCCTGATGCGTTAGATGAACTTATAGGCGTAGCTGGAGTTATTAAAGAAGCCATTAATGACCCTGTTACTAAAAATTTAGAAAATCTAAAAAGAAAAGGGATATTTGACAAAGCTTTAATGGCTAGTCGTTTAAAACAATTTAAAAAAAATCAAGACGAGTTATCCAGAATAGACACTGAATTTAATGGTAGTGTAGCAAATTATGTTAATGCTCGAAATAAAAAGTCTATAGATGATGCAATTTTACAATATTATAATATAGACCCTACTACGTCTTTTAAAGTAGGTAATCCAGATGCGGTCTATGGAGACTTATTAAAGGATATGAACGAAAAATCTATTGCAGCTATTAATAAATTAAGAACTGCACAAGATTCTTTAGGAGTTTCAGGTGTTGATTTAAATAATATTGATACTTATTTAGATGAAAAACATGCTGCTGCTTTTGTTGACTTACAAGAAAACTTTAAAGTTACTGGTATGGATATTATGAGAAATTTATTTGGTACTAGTCCGTATAACAGAGCTACTGAAGAAGAACTACAAAATTATATTAAAGGTCAAGCTTACACTAAAGAGTTTTCTGAAGTTGAAAGTGTTAACAATACTTTTAGAACTTTATTTAATTTTGACCCAGCCGTAGCTGCTGATTTTGAAAATATCGTTAAGGATGCTGATTTAAGATTTGATGTTGAGACTAAAACTGGTGAATTAAAAACAGAGATGTCTGCTAAAGACCCTAAGGGTAGGACATCTACTGATACATTTAGATTTGTTACAACTACTTATACAGATAAAAATGGAGTAGTTCAAACAAAAAGTCAAAAAGTTTTAGTTGAAAGAGGAGAACTAACTGATATAAATGAAGAAACACATGCCTTAATGCAACAAAAATTATTTCCCGGTAAAGGTATGCAATTATATTTCGATAAAGTTAATGAGGGTTTTTCTCCTAAAGCAGCTTTTGAGGCAGTGCCTGATAACTACAAAAAAAGTTTAGATGAACTACAACGAGAAGCTTTATACAATACAAACTTTGAAAAGGTTATGTCTGGTTTTGAAACTCATAAAGAAAATTATTACTTTACAGGAGATGATAATATACTTGGAAGTAAAGACATAGAAACTTTAAAACCAGAAGTAGTTGCTTGGGAAAACTATAGTCAAAATCCACAGAAATATTTAGAAGAAAATGAAGGCGTAGTTCCTCCTAAACCAGCTTATTATTATAAGAATGCAGAAGAATGGGCTAGAGGAGAACTAAACATAGGACCAGCAAAACAATTACCTGTTCCTAAAGATAATTTAAATCCGGTTGGAAATGCTTATGTGTTAGATGAAAATTTAAACGATAGTGCTAAGTATCAACAATACATTGGTAATATGAACTGGGTTAGAGAAAACTTAAATGAAATGTTTGATGGAAACTTTCCTATTAAATCAGAAAGTTTAGAAAAACAATTTGACGAAGGTATAACTACAGAATTTGTAAATGGTACAAGTATTTACATTAAACCCGGAACTCCGGTAGTTACTCCACAACAATTAATAGAGCTAGGTTTGAATGATGTTTTACCTGAAGGTAACTATCAACTAGGTTACGATGTTAAGTCTGAAAAACTACAATTAGTTAATACCGGTATAACAGAACCTATAGAGCCTATAATAGAAGAAAAACAAGTGACTCGTAGAGGAACTAAAACTATATTACAAACAATTAATGATATACCTGTTGCTGGGGATGTTACAGAAACTTTACTAGGTGATACTCTTGAAGCTGGAGAGAAAATATTTTTAGCTGCCGGTGGAGTTGGAATTACTTATCAAGCTGGTAAAAAAGGTGTTAAGTTAGGTAAAAATCAATTAGGTAAAATTATTATTAATGACCCACAAACTAAAAAAGTTATGATAGACATTTTAGAAGAAAGAAAAAAAGGAAAAATGTTTGGTTATAAAAATGCAAGACAATACAATAACTGGGTTAATAGACAAACTCCATTACGACAAGCTGCAATACAAGCTTTAAATGCTTCAGGTAAATCTATTGACCCTACTAAATTAGCTAATAATTTAATACCTAAAATGGGTGCAATTAAATTCGCTAAGAGAGTAGCAGGTATACCTAGAGCTGCTGGTAGATTTTTATTTGGTAGTAAAGTAGCTATCATTAGTACACTAGGAACACTAGGTTTAGCTGGTTACAACGCTTTATTTGACGAGTCCGAAGACGAAACAGAGGAGTAGCTATGATAACTTACGGTAGCTCAGACCGTTTTAACTCTTCTTATACTTCTGATGCAATGTCAGAAGAAGAAGCTAAAAAATATGCAATGAAAATGGGTATCACGGATTCTCTTCGTGGTATACAGCAGATATTTTCCAATATTACTGGTGATGAAGACGCACTAGAAAAATTAAAAAAGAAAGATAAAAAACTAAAACAAATATTTGAAAATAAAGAATATGGAGATGAAGTCCTTAAATACTATTTAGGAGCTGCAGTAGTAGGAGACCCCGTAGGTTATATACCGGTATTAGGTTGGTTAGGTAAAGCAAAAAAGTTATCACAGGCTACAGCTTATGGAGCAGGTCTTGGCGGAGCCT